TTCACTTTATCCAACCTGTCTGCTTCATCCGTTAAGGCTTGCAGGAAGTTGGTATTGTATGCATCGGCTGTCTGTTGTGCAGAGTCCTTCATTTTAGTGCTATTAATTGCAACAAGCGCCATTGCAGCTGAAATAACGCCGAGCACAATTCCAACCCCCGGCAGCAGACGTACAGCTACACCAAACGCTCCTGTAGCAACTGCCGCACCATTTGCTGCAACCGTAACTGCACCGAACGTAGCGGCTAGGCCATTCACAACAGGGATAAGCGATGAGAAAATTGCACCACCTGTCGTAATCAGTTTATACGCTAGGATGCCTTCAACTACCGCTTGCACTGCGCCTGCATTTTCGGCAAGCATTACAGTTAAATTACCAACTGCCGTAGCAATATTACCCACTGCGCTAGCAAACTCTGGTGAACCAAAGGCGGCTTTTAGGCGAGCCGATACCACATTTAACTGTGGTTCCAAATCCTTGAAGATACCAACGAAGGCAGATTCAAGCGTATTCTTAACCGACTTGAATTGATTTTCAGTTGTTAGAGAAAGCTGTGCAGCGGCAATTGCTGCCGTGCCTGCCGCATTGTTAATAGCCTGCGAAACTTCTTCTAGCTTATTCTTAGCTGTCTCTGATCCTGTACGAACCAAGTCAAGCAAACCCACAACGTCACGAAGCCCGCGCTCACCGAAAATATCTTGAACGAGCCTGCCTTGCTTTTTCTCCGTGAATTGATTCAGCTTATCGTTAAACCCTTCCAACGCTTCCACCAGCGGTTTAGCCTTACCTGCCGTGTCGTAGAAAGAAAAACCAAGCTCTTGCAAAGCCTTCTTTGCCTTCTCTGTCTTACCGATAGAATCTGCGTAAAAGTTTGTAATTGCAGTACCAGCGGCACTATTCTTGATACCCAACTGCGACAATGCCGCAGCTTGGGTAAGGATGTCTTCAAACGAAGCACCGTACAACTTGTTAACCACCGAACCACGCTTCACTGCTTCTGAAATACTGTCCACAGATGCCAGCGAAGTATTAGCGGCCTTTGTGATACCATCTGCTAGGTAGTCATACTGTCGTGCTGTTGCACCCACTGCTGTACCGATGGTAACGAGTGATTCAGCGGCCTTTTCGTCAGAGCCACCGCCAGCGGTAGCAAGGTTCAGAGACGCTTTCAACGCGTCAACGGCTTCCTTGCCACTAAGACCCGCAAGAACCAGCGCATCCAGTGCGCTAGCTACTTCCTTTGGACCGTAGGCACCCTTACCAACAGATAGGATGGCTTCACGTAGTTGGTTGGCTGTTTCAACGGTCTCTCCACCCTTAACGCGCAACGATTCAATTGCGTGCTCTACAGCGGAGCCAGAGGAAATAATGCCCTTGATTGCTACGCCCGTGGCAAGACCTGCCGCCAGAGGCAGCAGGTTGCCGTATGTCGTCCACAATACACCAAGCGAGCCAGCAAGACCACGCGCAGCGTCGTGCGCGTCACGCATGGTACTTGCGTGCGTTCTGATAGCATCCGAACTAGCCACCGTGCGAACTGTCACGCCGCTAAGCGTGCTATTCAGCGTCAGAAGCGCGTTTGTCAGGGCGACTGTTACGCCCGATGATGCTGCCATCCCGTTGTTAGACGTAATGACTTGGGTTCCTAGCTTCTTAACTACCTGCTCCGCTTTGTCTGCGGATTCAGTCAGCTTGTCTAGCTTGTTCTTGGTTTCAGTGATACCGTCGCTTGACACTTTAATCTGCAACTTGCTAATATCTTCTGTTGCCATACTTTACCTTTATGTGTTACACTACTTCCTAGATTGGAAGGCTAATAGACTTGCAAAGATGTCGTCTGCTTTCTTAGCAACAACTTCGCGTGTCTCTTCAACGAGTTCAATTTTAGGCTCGTAAGGAGGTCTTACATTCTTCTTAGAGGCTCGTTGGTATTCATTCGCGTATGCCCTGCTAAGCAAATGAATGATTTTCAAATCACGGGGCGTTGCAATGCCGATGTTATCTGTGCATCGCGCCCAAGCATCAATCTCTTGCCATGAAAGGCCAACAAGACCGAAGCCTGTTGCCGTTGCCGTACCAGCAGAATGCAAAAAAGCCACAAGATACTCCGAACCCTCTGGAATTTCGGGCATGGGAATCTCTTGCGGCTCTGGCGTTGGCAACGGCTCCGATTCATCGCCTGATTCGGAGTCGTCGTCGCTGCTACTATTGTTTGTTTCACTACCTAGAAGCTGCTCACGGCGGCTTACCTTTGAACCCTCCGGCGTAGCGTTGTAATACGCTTCCTGCCGGACGTAAAGGATTACTGCGTCAACGACTCCGCGATAAAAAGCTCAACGGCTCCAACGGTTTCGTCAATCTGACCTTTGATCCAAGACAGACCATCGTCAGCCAGCAGAGCGCGGAAGTCAGCGGTAGTCTTCACGGCCTTACCCTTGTAGTCCAGATTATCTGCGTTAAGGCATACTGCGGTAAGCAGTTCAATACCTTCTTCGCGCTGGATTTCAGCGGTCATCGGCTTGGTTCCACGCTTGATCTTACGGTTTTGCATCGCGGCGATAGCAACGCGATATTCACGCGAGCTAGTAGAGGCGACGGTAATAGTAACAGCTTTATCGGTTGGAACCGTGGTCAGTTTCCCTTTAACATCAATGAACAGCTTTTCGCCGCTAACTGGGTGGGCCAAGTGAAGCACGGTAGATTGTGCGATCGACAGTGATGAGATATCCATGTGGTAGTCCTTTTAAATATGTTGTAATCGGTTATAACGCCTGTCGGCGTTTGTGCGTTGATTGTACCATACCAGCTTGATACTGTCAAGTAGCTAGGTAGCTAGTAGGTAGCAAATAAAAAGCCCCGCCTCGGCGGGGCAATTTGTGCTATTAAGCTATTAGGCTGTTAGCGTGTCTGATACGATATCGTTGTCGATTTCAACATCAGCGGTAGCACCCATGATTTGATCCACGGAACCGATTTCAAGCGTGAAGCCCATAACCTGCCCAGTGAAGTAGTAAGTGCTGCCCGACTGGGTAACAACCTTGAAGGCTAGCGAATCATCGCTTGCCGCTTCAAGAATTACCTGCCCTGCGTCGGTAACTGACGAACCCATTTTCAGGCTCAGAGTACCGTTGTTGTACGATCCACGGCGCTTGATGGTCTTACGGTCACCAAGCGGGTTAAACGACACAAGGTTATACTTCTTACCGAAGCTGCCAAGGTCAGTGATTTCTCCTACCTCGACCCAAGTTAGTGCAGTGAAGCCTACTTTGTCGTAGGTAGCAGGTGCTTCTTCCGAAACAAACAACTTAGTACCTGCACTGGTACGTACTTTTGAAACTGCCATTATACATTTCCTTTAAGTTAAAATTCAGCGCGGTATTGCACTGTGATTGGGACGAAGATAAATTCTCCATCCTGCATTGCCCTTCCTACGCTTGGTGGGGCTTCAATGCTTGTAACTCCTGCTTTTGGTACAACAGGAAATAGGGCCACTACTTCATTAACCTGTGTTGTTATAGCCCCCATCCCAACGCCCGGTTTACCGTACACGTTAATCTGGATCATTCCGTATTCTCTTCGCCGGGAAGCGCTTAACTCTGGAAGAACGGAGTTATTGCTAAGGAAGTAAATTTCAATCCAGTTTCCAGATGTTGGTTTTGTGAAGCTAACGTTTTCATACGCAACGGGGATTCCCTTGGTAGCGGCGTATTGCGCAAGCTTCCCTTCTACTTCCGATCTAACGGTCATTGTTTCACCTTATACTTTGGCATCACTTTAGTAAACGCATTACGCACTGGCGCGTATGGTCCAACTTTGTTAATCCATCGCGGGTTGATAGATTGAGGCCAGCCAACGTACTCAACAAGCCCCGCATAAGGTAGGTTATTGGTTAGCGTTACAAAGGCGTCTTTGCCTAGAAATGTTTTCGAACCTTTGATTTGGCTGATACTTTCACGGCTGGCTTCCCCGGTCATGCTGAGCGACTTGGTAGTATCGCTTGTGTCTCCATTTACTACTGCCCGCCAGTTGTTGATAAACTGGCCCTTTGCGTACTGTGCCGCTGGTTGAGCAGGGGACAAATCAACCGCTGCCGTGAATAGCTCAACGGCCATACTTTCTATTCTCTTATCTACCTGCTCAAGCTGTTTCGAAGCGGTCTTTCTTACAGAATCCGCGAAGCCCATTAGCGCCTCACGATAAGCTCGTAAAGCAGAACATTTGCGCCTGTAGGGTTCAACTCCTCAACAACCACAACACTGTATCTAGAACCCCCGTAGACAAGCTCTACGCTCATTGGGACAGGGATTGGCATATCTTGCTGCGGTTGGATGAAAACCTGTTTGTCGCCTGCCCTGATAAGGCTATTGGGTGAGACAGATTCCTTAGCGTCAAACACCAGACCACGAACCGTCACAGTAACTACTTGCGTATCAACTTGTGACGTATCCGGGTTGTAAACTCCCGGCGTTGTAGCTACCAAGTCAACCGGGCCACCGCGTAGCTGCATCAAGTTATTGATAGTGCGTACAATGGGGTCGATCATATCTACCTCAAAAGTAATAAGGGGATGAAAGCGGGGCGTTAAAATCGGCAAAAGCGTGTGTTTGCTCTGTCTCTGTCCAGCCGCTGTAGCTCTTATTCCAATCCTCTTGAAATTCCTGCATAGGAAGCTTGTCGATACTCTGGCCCCGGATATCTGTAAACGTAGACGCGTACGGGATCGGTAGAGTCAGCATCAAATGCGGGTTTAGGATCGTAGCCTTTACGAACGCTAGGTAGTTTTGGAACCACTCTGCTCCGAACACTTCAACTTGCGCAAGGCTCTGGCGTGTTTGCCCAGTAAGAGCCGCTAGGATGTACTGGCAGACGAGAACACAAGCTCTTGGCAAATAACCGTCGCAATCAGCAAGTGCCGAAGTGTAAACAGAATCCGGCATAATAGGGATGTCGCTAAAGTCGCCACAGCGTAGCCTCATTTTTCCGATATCTGTAGTCGGGTCAAGAATTGCCATTTGTATTGCTCCTTTATCTGTTAGTAATGGACATCACGGAACGGAATCTAGTCCTGTAACTCATGTGCTGCCCATTATTAACAGCCCCTTGCGGGGCTGGTTTCTAACTATTAGTTAGAGCTAGTTGCGGCAACAACTAGCAGCGGTTTCAACAGCGCGTTAACGAAATTCGACTCTGTTTCGATAGTGTACGAAGTACCGTTAGGTGCAGCGTATTCGAAGTAGTAAGCTTGCTCGCCAAGCGTGTTAACCAGACCGAAGCGGTTAGCTGGTGAGAAGTACGTTTTGAAGAAGTCCGTACCAGTTGGAACGAAGTAAGCGTTACCGTCCGGGATCAGCTTAGTACCATTGTACTGGTCACGCATTTCAACGAAGCGCACGCTACCGTAGAAGAACTCGCGGCGGATCGGGATAGCCGAACCACCAGCAGCCATACGGCCACGCAGCGGGTCTTGACCAGCGGTAGCAACGTAGAACTGATAAGCTGCCTTAACACTTGCGTGAGCGATCAGCTTAGAGAAGAACTGGCTACTGCACAGGCAAACAATACCGCTGTACGAAACACTGCCGTAGGCATCTTGCATCGTAGCGATAACGGTTTCGATCTTAGCCAGAACTTCGGTAGTCGAAGTGCCTAGAACGAAGTCGATAGCAGTAGGGCGAGCGCCACCAGTGAAAGCCTGATACCAGTCTTGCGACACGGTTCCGCTTGGAGCGTAAACAGTACCAGCGGTCAGTGCTTGTGCACGGGCGAACTCA